CCAGGGCTAAGAACTGAGCCATGCCCTCGCTAGAGCGAACGTCGTTGGCCTTCAAGGCTTCGTTGGACTTGCCGCCAAGGGCGGCGGCACGCTCGGAAAGAATGTCGCCAATGTCGCCACGCTTCCCGGTCATTTTCTCGTCAATGGCTGCAGCCTTCTTGGCTGCCTCTTCCTGTCGCTTGCGTGCGTCTTCAGCGTCTTTCTTCGCCTTAGCGTCCGCAGCTGCGGCCTCTCGTGCCGCCTTATCGTCGCGCTGCTTTTGTGCCCTAGCACGCTCACGCTCAGCGCGAGCCTCTGGGTCGTTCATGCGGTTTCGTGCGGCGGCTACGGCACGGCGTGCCGGACCGGGCTGAGCCTCTTCAGCGTCGTTGCCGCCGTATATGGCACGAGTGGCGTACTTCTTCGCGTTGGACGCAGCGTTTTCTAGGTCACGCGAGTTCTTGGCAGTGGACTTCATGGCCGCATCAACCATGCCAGCGCCAAACGCTTCTAAGTCTTTGTCGAAGTATGAGCCTAGGTATTGCAGAAACGTGCCCAGCGCTGCGGCTAAAGCATCTCCAGCCAACTGGAACACGTTAAACACGGCCCGCAGGACTTCCCCAACTGCCGAAAACACATTGCCAGCAGTCTCAAAGATGGAACCGACTGTTTCCATCGTGACGCTAAATCCTTCAAACTGCGCCACGGCGTTGTCAAAGATGCCCGCGAAGTAGTCCGCCACGTCTAGTAGGGCGTTGGAAATCGTGTCGGCAATGCCGCCGCCTTCGCCGCCAACGTTGTTGAACTCTTCCACGAACGCCAGCAAGTCGTTAGCCAGTGACTCCACCACTGGGGCAAGGTTGCCAACTACCTGGCCGATGATGCCGTCGAAGGTGGCCTTGACCATGTCCAGGGCGTCATTCATGCCGCCGATGGCTTCCACCTGGTCATCGCCCACGATGGCCCCTAGCCTCCGCATGCGCTCTTCAACTTCGGCAAGGTTCTGATTCATCAACGGCAAGAGCTCAACGCCGGCCTTGCCGAAGATTGAAACGGCGGCAGCTGCACGCTCTGCTGGCGTTGGTAGAGCAGCAATGGCTGCCTGGATCGCCTTGAACTGCTCTTCCGGTGCCATTGCCTGCAGTTTTTGAAAGTTAATGCCAAGCTTCGTGAATGCTTCGGTCTTTCCACTTTCTGCTGCTTGACCTATTTCCACGCCAAGCTTTTGCACGGCCCCGGTTACGTCATCAATGCCAGAGAGCTTTGCAGCCATCTGCAACGCCTGCAGCGACTCAACGCCAATGCCGGTGCGTTGCGCCAAGTCATTCATAGCGTCTACGCCCTGGGCGACATGGGCTGCATAACTGCCAGCTGCTCGAGCGGCCGACATAAACGCATCGGCGGCCATGCCGATGCCTTTGGCAACCACGGCCCCAATGGCAATGTTCTTGATGAGAGACAGGTCGCTAGATGTTTTGCGGGCCTGATCACCCAGCCGGTCCATAGCCTTGGCGGCTTGGTTGGCACCCGACACAACGCCGCCTGCGGACATGCTTGCCCGCATCGCCAGTGCCAGAGTTGTTGCCATACGTCACCGCTTCAGTTTTGAGAGTTCCGCTGCGATCTGTGCGCCAGTCATTGGCGGCCGTTCGATCGGCATGAAATCTTCTTCGTTTGGTGGCCTGCCCTTTGTGTATGGGGCCAGAGTCGCCGCCACTATTCGCCCTGTCTGCCGCCAGCCTCCGAGATCCAAAGGTGCCACGTACCTGTGCATTGCCAACCAACCCTTGAACTCAGCCACGCTCATCGTGCGGCCAAGTTCCTCAACAGTTCGCCCCAACGTCCCGGCCAGCAGATACACAAAGGCATCCAGCGGCCGGGCTAGGAGTTTTTTCCGATGTCCTCAATCTCCTTCTCGTCTAAGTCGTTGTGCCGCTGAGCAATCTTGAAAAGCCGCGCACCAACGGTGCCGCTGAGCCCCTTGAGTTGCTCGCTGGTAAAGAGCGGCTTGCCGTCCGCATCAACGAGGCACTTGCACAAGTACCGCGTGCGGAAATCATCAATGCCGTCGCCCTTGGCTCGAAGGCAGGCGATCTCCCACGCTTGCAACTCGCCCAGCGGTAGCGTGCGAATCCACACGTCGCACTTCCACTCAGGCACGTTGACCTTGAGAGACTGCGACTGATCAGCGGCAAGGATTTCTTCGGCAAGGCCCATTCGTCACTCCGTGATCTTGAACACTACGGTCCATTCCTGCAGTTCACCCACGCTAGCATTCCACGCAAGCGATTGAAGGATTGCCCTGCTGGATGAGAACGACGCACTAGGGGCTGTGATTGAAAGAGCGCCGGTGGTCGTGACGTACGACGTATTCATTGCCGCCGTGCCACGGCATCGCACTGTGATGGTGCCATAGTCGCCGTCTGCGGATCTGAATCGCTTGTCTCGTCCTTGGTAGGACTTGGACGTTACTTCAACAACGTCCGAAGACACGCCATCAACCGAGACAGAAACCACCTCAGAGAGCGCAGTGCTTCTCCAAGTGACGGTCGTGCCTTGCGAGACAAACGCCACGACGGCCTCCCGTCGTTACTGAACCTTGAACGAGAGCGATTGCTTGACGAGTTCGCCCACGCTGTAGGCCACGCTCGAGCTCGACACGGTGGCCGTGTACGTCACCGACGCAAACGAGAGCGAGCCGCTTTGGCCGATTGCCACGATCGACGTGCCAAACGCCTCAACAGAAATTTCGTTGTCTTTGAGGGCAGGAGCCTGATAGAGGCGGCTAGCACCGCTGGCCTGCCCGAGGTGCGACTGATCAAGAAGATCGCCGCCAGGCGTGACGGTTACGCTGGTGGCGGTGTACGTGGTGCCCGCAAACACAAACGTAGAACCCTGCGAATCAGTCGCCATCGTGGCCTTCTCCTAGTGAGTTTTGGGCGGCAAAGCCCTACCCCAAAACTAGGCGACGGCGTGGCACCCCTTGCAGTTACTTGCCGGACTTCGCGGCTTTCTTCGCGGCGTACTTCGCAAGTTGTTTCTGAGCATTCACAAGCCCTTGCCGCAGTTCTTTCGTAAGACTTGCGGCCACCTGCGGACTGACTTGCTCCCACGTCTTCCGCACCGGGTGCTGAGCCTTCACGGCGGGCAGCACAAGCACCTCGCCAGCCTTGGCTGCCTTAAAAAAAGACTTCGGGTATTTTGGCGTGGCCTGAACAACCTTGCGTCCGCCCTTCACCATTCTTTGGCGACGGATGGAAAAAGGCCCAAGGCTTCCAAAACTCGAAGCAATCATAAAACCACGGCTTGATCGTGTTTTGACTTTGCGTTCTTTGGTTCCGAACTCAATCCAAAACTGATGGAAAGCCCTGTCTGAACCTTTTTTCACTTTGCCGCCTTGAGCCACTTTCGCCTTTCCGGTTCCGGCCTTAACGTATCCGACGATTGCCGCGCCAGTGCCGCTTTCGGCATAACGCACAGATTTAATCTTCACGGCCCTAGCCAAGTTGCCGGTTGGCCCCTTGGGCGAGTTTGCTTTTAACGCTGCCACGGCCGGGAGCATCGCACGTTTCACGGCTGCGCCCTGCGTGATAGCAGACAGCCCTTTCGGTAGCTGACGAAAGCCTTCTCTGAGCTCCTCAAAGTCTGGGAACTCAAACTTCATGGCTGGCATTGCCATCACGTCGCCTCATTGATTCGGAAGTCAAACGTCTGAACCACTGAGTAGTACGGCAGCATCTGGTCATCGGCAGGCAAGTCCACGCCATCGGCCTCAGTCTGTAGCGTGCTCCGCTGGATCGTCACGCCGGCCGTCGTGCCCGTCCACCCGTCCACGGCCAGGCGTACCGCTCGAGCAATCGACTTCACCGACGTGTACGACGTGCCGTACGTAGTCAGCTGCAGCGTCACCACGGGATTTCCGACGTTGCCGGCCAGAGACTGGGGACGCTCCACCGCAGTCCGCTGGTACACAACGAGCGGCAGCGGCGTGCCCTGTGGGGCAATGAGCGGATACACCCGCGAGCTGATGAGCGACGATACAGCCGTCTGGCTCGTCAGGCGGGCGTACAGGAACGCTTCTGGTGCTTCGGGCAGGCTCATGAATCACGCTTCTCCGTGCAGATGATTTCCTGATGCCACAGCCGGTCACGCTCCAGCACTTGCCCAATCTCCAGCGTGCGGGTGCGGTACACAATCCGCATGGCGGACGTGAGCCCGTCTAGGTAGCGGATTTTCACCCGATGCGTCATAAATCCCACCGTCTCAGCAAATCGCTCAGTCTCGCGGGCGGATAGCGAATCAACAGACGCCCACACTGTGGCAAATGTGCCCCACGTCAACGTTGGCTCGCCCACCTCGTTCTTGGTGGTCGTGGCCTGCTGAATCGTCACGCGGGTCCACATGTCACCGGCGCGAAGCGTCATCGGTAGCTACCCCATCGCAGGGTGTCGAGCATCGCCTTGACGCCAAACGGCACCTCAGAAAGCGCCGTTTCCGTGGACGCATCGCGGTTGCTCCACAAGTGGCCCACAATCATCTTGATGGCGGACTTCACGGCAGCCATGTTAAGCGTGCCGTATCGCGTCGTGGCGGTGGTGTCGGTCCAGTACGTTGTCGGCCCCGCCCACCAAGTCACTTCAACTGCGTTCTGATCCACAAGGTGCGATGGCCACGTTCCGCCGTAGAGCGGGCGAGCAACGGCAGGCGTCGAGTCGTAGTCGGCCCGATAGAGCGACGATGACAGCGTGGTGAGTGACGAGCCTGCGGTTGGCTTGTACTTGATCACCACAGGGGCTGACACCAACCCTGCATCAGGGTCAGAGTAGTACGGCGATGCCGGGGGCCGTGGCAGCTCAACGTCCAGCTGCGGCACTACGCCCTGGCGGCCGTCAATGTTGTTGCCGTCCGCCTTCAGCCCAAACTGCACCGGCGAACCAATGGCACCGTAGAACGAGTCCAGCAGCATCGTGTACTTCGACACCACGAAAGTGCGGTCGCAGTAGTCCTCTGCCCACTTGCGGGCCGTCGTGATCAAGGCGTAAATCAGATCGTCATCATCGGTATTGTCGATGCGTAGGTGCAGCTTCGCCTCGGCCAGCGTGACTGGCTCAGCACCGAGCTCGTACCGCACAAGACTTCGGTATCTCATCGGCGCTTTCTCCTACGCGGGGCGTCTGCGGTTTCCACGTCGCGGTGCTCAACGGTCGCCACCTCAAGCAGCGGCTGCTCTTCAACGTGATTGACGGCGTAGCCATGCAGCACAAGGCTCTTGGCTGGCCCCTTGTCCATCACAATCACGTCACCGCGTCTGTACGCTTGGTAGGGTCGCACGAAACGGATACGGGCTTGGTCATCTCTCATGCGGTCATCTCTCCGTGTTCAATGCTGCCCCACGCCTCGGGCGGCCTGCGGCCCCCCTTGTTCCAGTAGTCCGATGGCGACTGATAGACGGGCTTGAGATCCCGGCCCGGCCAAGTGAACTTGAGTTCTGCGTGGCCAATCGCCACCTGCGGGGCGATGCCAAGCGTGTTGCCGGCGGCCTTGAACTGACGCCAGAAGTGGATGTCTGGGTCCGTCCGCGTCACCTCGCCCGCAGGGGCGTCACCCCAGTGGCCATCCGGCCTGGGCGTGCCGAGGAACCACGGGGCAGGCGTTCGCTTCAGTGCTGACGAGCGGATGAGCGTGCAGCCAAAGTGGGCAGTTTCGACGGGCTGAATCACCGCCTCAAACCATGCGTTAGGCAGCTGCACCGTGCCAATGGTGCCGTCGTGGCCCTCAGGCGTGAACATGGGCACGCCCTCGTCACGCTTCGTCTGCAGCGGGGCCACGGCGTCGTACCCGCTGATCAGGGCCGCCGTCATCAGCCGCTGAATGGTGTCCGCTTCGTATACGCTGTCAAAATCCACCACTAGCACCCAGTCGGTGCGGTCAATCATGTCTAGAAGGACGCGATCCAAACATTGTTCCCAAAATGCCCCGGTGAATTTTGTCGGGCGAATGTTCAGCGGTAACAGGCTCTGCATCGTGCAAAAGAAGTTGTCCTGAAAGCCTAAGCGGGGCACGCTAAACGCGGCCTCAACTCGCAAGTCGTGCTCGATGTTGCCTACGCGAAACTTCACGAGTGCTCCTTGGTAAACGCCAAACGGGCGGCCGGGCGAACCCA